ACCAAACATTTTTCTATATTTATTAATATTTTTTTCAACTGATTTATGCATTGAAGTTATCATTTTAGGACCAAGACTTCTACCACCAGTTGCGCCTCTCATATCGTCGTTCTCAATAGCAGATTCTAAACTTGTTGAGACATATATCATAGCACATTCATAACCCTTTGCTTCTAATTCTTTCTTTTGAGTTGCAATTTTACCTACATTACGAGCAGTTCCATCAATAACAAGACCTAATCTACCTATCTCGGCATGCCTTTTCTTTGATTGACTATGTTTTTTTGCAACGGCTCTTGTTACATCTCTTTGGAATTGCTGGTCAACATTTAATACTAAATCTAAAAAAGCATCTTTCATATAACGAGTAAATTCATTATCTGAATTAATTTCTTTATATCCAAGCTGGCCAGGCAAAGCTAGTTCTTTTGCGACATGAGATTTACCTGCTCCAGGTGAGCCGGCCATAAATACTGCGTGGAAAATTGATGGGTCGTTCCTACCCTCAAAAACTTTAAATGACTGCATTAATAAACCTATATAAAATTAGATATAAAGCTATTTATATCTTTATAGGTTTTTAATGATTTTATTCAGATTTCTAATCTTACTATATTTTTTTAGCTTTTGCAGCTTAGGTTCTATATTATCATGAATGTTATTGAACTTAACGTATCCATAAAATTCAAGAATCATCATTACAGCCATTAAATCGCCTAGTTCTTTTTCTAATTTAGCGACATTTACTTCATCATAAGGGCCAAATCTAATTAATTTTGCGGTTGCTTGACTAACTTCAGCAGCCTCTTCTGACAATATAGTCAGTGTTTCTTTAATATTCATTATTTTTTAGGACCTAATATATAGTCCTGTTTCTCCATAGCATCATCCAAGATGCTTTTTAATATATCTCCTGCAGCAGCATTAAATTCAGGTTTACCATGAGGGTCATCTAAATTTGGATAATCTACTATTTCATAATCAAAATTTATAGATTGAGTGGTCTCATTAAGTTTAATAGATTCATATCTATAAATCACACCATGAAATTCGCCACCATCTAATCTTATATACCAATGGTCATCATTTCTACCGTGTTGGTCTACAAACGTCCATCTATTAAATGGAATAAATTTAGGTTTTCTCTTGGCCATTTCTTCTCTCATAAGGTATTGCTACCCACCAATCAATTACCATTGCCACTAAAGATATAACAATCATAATAATATATAATATTATAAAGGCAACTATAAAGATTGGTAGTATTATTATTGATGCTATCCATTCCTTTGTATTATCGATGTCCACTTGTGCACCTTTTGGAATTTGGATGACGCTTACATCTAAACGTACCATGACTTAAACGTTTTTTAGAGATTATATTTTTATTATGGTCCCTTTTAAATTTAACATGTGGTATTAATGTTTTACTCATCGTCATTATCCTTTGGGTGACCAGTCTTAGGGTCAACTGGATGTAATTTTTTAAATAAATCAACATGGTCATGAGGGTGGTCTTTACTATGGACAACCTCTGGTAATCCATCCCAGAATTTCTTATACTTATATCCTTTATATTTTGCGTTGTCTGATAGTTTAGTCATCTTCTACATCTACTAAATACATTACTTCAGCCTCTGCAAAAATTGCTTCAGCCAGCTTATTTGATTTATCCCATTCAGAATTATATATTTTAGGTCTTGTAGCAATGACTTTTTTAATTCCAACTTGAATAATACCCTTAGCACATTCATTACAAATAGGTAATCCATAAACATATAGAGTGGCATCCTTTAAAGATACACCAGTAAGAGAAGCATTATATATAGCATTCATTTCTGCATGAACAACTAATTCATATTTTCTTTCCCTATCAGCCCATCTTTCTTCGGTATCGCGTATTCTTCTTGGGAAACCATTATACCCTTGAGTTAATACTTGACCATCTTTACCAATAATAACTGCACCAACTTGTGTGCTTGGGTCCTTTGACCATGTAGATATTTCTTTTGCCAAATCTTTATATCGCTGTCCCCATTCTTGTGGTGATATTGAATTTACGTTTTGGTAGTTACTCATATTTAAATCCCTCATATTTATTTATTGTCTCTGGCTCGTCCCTTACATTTAATTCATGCTTAACACCCAAAGTTTGAGCACTATCTTCCACATCATATAATCTCATCTTAGCCCTATCAACACCTATAACAAACTTTTTATTTTTACCAGTTGGGTCATTATATCTATTCTTAAGTTGTTTAATCATTAATTGATTTAAGTCTTCTAACTCATCAGTAGATATAATAGCAAACATTAAGTCTGCTGTTGCTGGCAAACCAAATGATTCTGATGTATCTTCAAGTCCAATATCTGAACTGGCGAACCCAGAACGAGTGGTTTGTGTGGCAGTGACAATAGGTAAATTGTACTCTACTGCCATGCCACGCAATTCTTCAGCAATTGCTTTCACATAAGTATATGAATTAATTGCTCCACCAAGAGCCTTCATTCTTGAACTTGCACATATATTTAAATAATCTACACAAATTAAATCAGGTTTAAAGTCTCTCTTAATTTTTAATTCTTTTAATAATGCTCTAAAGTGAATAGCACTTGCTGCTCCTGTAGGATATTCCTTAACAATTAATTTACCTACACCTTTATCGGTTAGCTTATGCATCTTCTTATCAAACATATCCTTTGACAAATTTTCTAACTGGTCAAGAGGAACATTCATAAGGTTAGCATCTATTCTCTCAGCAATCCGTTCTTCAGCCATCTCCATAGTTATATATAAAACATTTTTAAATTGGGTTAAAGCGCCGGCTGCTACGTGACACATAAATAGTGATTTACCTACACCAGTACCTGCCAGAGCCACGTTCAGTGACTTATTAACTAAGCCTCCTTTGGTTATCTCATTGAATTTTACTAAGTCAAATGGTAGATGTTCCTCTGCTCTATGGTAAAATTCATACCTAGCATCTGAATCATCAACATAATCATGCCCAACCCTTAAGTCAAAATTAACTTGAAGAGCTTCAGATAATACCTCGGGTAATGCATTCTTGTCTAATGTATCGTGTTTGCCCTCTATAATATTAATAGAGTCCATGATTGCTAGATAGATTGCCCTATCTTGACACCATTTTTCTGTATGTTCTATTAACCATTCAACAGTTTGCTCACCTTCTTGAACACTAATTTCAGGAATAAGAGCTAAAGAATCTGAACCAACCTTTGGATTATTTCTAAGTTCGATTGATAATGCATCGGCACTTGGTAACTTAGAAAATTTATTGACAAAAGAAACTATCTCATTAAAGACAGCCCTATAAGGTTCTTCAAAGTATTTAAGTTTTAAGTGTGGGATTACATTTCTAGTATAATCCTCATTCAACATTAAATTTCTAAGGATTAATGTCTCAATCTTCATCATCCCAACCTTCTTCTAGGTGTGAGACTTTAATCATATCGGCATGGCCTATTTCATACTTACGTTTTAGAAAATCTTTAAAGTCTGTATTAGCAAAGATAGGTTTCCAAAATGATTCCTTAAGTGTTTCAGCTTGACGAACCTTTTTATCTTCTATCTCTCCAGTCTTTTTATCAACCTTAGAGTACCAGCCCATAGTAGGTTTAACTACATAACCACCTTCCATTGCTGCATCTAATAGACCAGAATATGTTTCAATACCACCTTCCCATGTTACAGATATAGGAATCTTAGATTTTTCTTTAACAAACCTAGACTTTTCTACATTAATAATAAAATGATAACCTTGAATTTCAGTTCCCTTTTTCTCTTGTTGTCTACCAAGAATCCAGATATTATCACTTGAGTAATAAATACCAGTACCACCTGATACAATAGCCTTAGGGAATAAACCAATCTCTTGATATGTGTGATTGACAGCAAGTAATGGAATATCTCTCATTGTGAGATATGGTGTGGTCATTCTAAATAAACCTTTAAGAGCTTTTGCTCTTGACATATCTGCTACGGATTTCTCACTCATAGTATCATCTAATTCTTTTTTAGAAGCTAAGTTACCAATAGAATCAATCATAATAATAACTTTATCTTTGCGTTCGATATTCTATAATTGATTAATTAAATCAAACTTCA